CGGGGGGGGGGTGCGCAGCACCGGCCACCCCATCGCGGACGGGCGGGCGCGGCCCCGGAAGTGGAGCCGCAAGCAGGTCGAGTTCGACCAGTCCAAGCCCGCCGACCTGCGGCAACCCGAGAAGCCGTTTCCTAGGGCGCAGAACGCCATCGACTGGGAGGCCGAGTTGGCGAGGCTGGAAGGGGGCGCGTGATGGCGATGGAGAGGCAGGCGGCGGCGATGGCCGCGTTCCAGCGCACGGTCGCCGCGGGAAACCCCGACGTCACGCTGCTGTGGCGGGCAAACAGCTGCACGCGGGCCGAGTACGAGGAGGCCGTGAGGGAGTCGCAGGCGGCGTCGATCAGGCGGTACGCCGAGGACCAGCGCAGGATGCGCGAGGACGCGTGGGCGTCCGGCTTCACACCATCGGCGCGATAGGACGGGGGAGAGATGGGATTTTCCGAGAGACACATCGAGCAGGCGGACGCCGCTGCGTTCCGCATCGACCGCGACGTCGTCTATGCAGACGGGGGGACGCGGCCCCACGTCGGTGACGTTGTTTACGCGGACGGCGGGACCCAACCGCTCGTCCGCGACCTCGTCGTACCGGTCAGCGAAGGGTGCCCGCTCGTCGTGCTGGCGGTCGGGGAGAACGGCATCCTGCTCGTCCGCGACCGCGAGGGCAGGACGTACCGCGCGCCGTCCGAATGGTTCAGGCCGCGCGCCGGATCCATGCGGGAGTCGTGAAGATAGCCTGTGGCCGCGCTGACGCCCTTGGATTAGGCGGGCCGGGCACTGGCTAGGGCCATGCGCCCAAATGGCCTCTATCGCGGCCACAGTTCCTCAAAACGGCAAGAACAACGAAGGGAGAACCATGAGAGTTCTTGGTTACGGGCGCGAGCTGCCCGATGCGGCCCGATGATGGCCGACCACGAGCCGGACTCCGGCTTCAACCTCCCGGCGGGCCTCATGGACGCGCCGGACATGTCGGGCATCGAGCCGGAGTGCGGGCGGACCTGCTCGACGTGCGACCACTGGTGGCCCGTGGGGGATCGCCTCGGCCTGTGCGACGTGGAGGCGGAGTGCGTCGCGGACGGCTGCTCGCACCCGTGGAAGTTGGCGAAGCGCCTGTCCGAGAACGCGACTTCGGGGACGGACGCGTGCGAGGGATGGGAGGAGACGGAATGACGGCTCCGAGAAACGACGGGCGCAGGTGGAGCGAGACGCACGACGAGGTGGTCCGACAAGCCTACGGCAGGGTCTCGGCGGACCGCATCGCCGGGGTGCTCGGCAGGACCGAGCACGCGGTCCACAAGCGCGCTGGGTTGCTCGGCGTGTCCTCGAGGAGGGGACCCAAGGACACGGCGTGGACCGAGCAGCAGGTCGCCGACCTCATGCAGCTCTACCCGTCCGCTCCATGGCCGATGCTCACCGAGGCCATCGGCAAGAGCAGGACGGCGATCCAGGGCAAGGCGAGGCAGCTTGGCGTCCGCCGCAGGGACCCGCGCGAGGTGACCGCGCCCGAGCTGGACACGATCGCGGCTCTCTGGGAGTCGTGCTCTGCCTCCGAGATAGCGAAGCGCATCGGGCGCGACCAGTCGACGGTCCGCTTCCACGCGGCCCTCATGGGCTTGCCGCCGAAGAGCGCGGCGCCCCGCCCCGTCCGGGCGGTCTCGGATAGAAAGGCGGGCTGACGGTGGACGCGACGATCGTCATAGACGCGACCTCTGCGGCGCTTGCCCGCGAGGTCGAGGAGCTGACCCGCAGGCTCGCGGGCGAGCGGGCGGCGCACAGGCGGCGCATCGCGGAGATTGAGCGCGAGCGCAAGCAGCGCGAGGACGCCGCGTTCGCGGCGGGCTTCGCAGAGGGGGCGGCGCTCGCGGACGGGATGCGCAGGCGGTGAGGGACGGCGAGTCCTTCGGCGAGCGCATCCTGCGGGAGATGCTTGAAAACATTACCGGAAAGGAGACATATATGGACGCCATGGATTTCGATGCAAGGAACGAGGAGAAATCTCGCTCCGTGTGCGAGCGCATACACGCGGAGCACGCGGGCCGCGAGCTGAGCGAGAGGGAGCGGCGCATCCTCGACATGTGGCCCAAGTTCGAGGACGGCGCGCCGCTGATGTACGAGGACGAGTTCCAGCTGGGCGGCGAGGCGCACACGGCGTACGGGTTCAACTTCGGGGTCTACGGACGCGTGTCGATAGGCGTCGAGCAGGGGTCGCATGTCCGCCTGCCGAACGGCGAGCGCGTCAAGCGTCCCGAGCCGAAGGTGCTGGACGCAGACGGCGTTGAGATTCACGTGGGCGACACGGTGTACGAGCTGGAGACCGGCGAGGAGTACAAGGTGGAGCGCGTCTTCAGCGGCACGACGGACCCCGACTTCCCAGACCACACCATTCGCTGCAACAAGGTCGCCGACTGCTTCGCGCACGTGTTCAAGCCAGACCAGCTCACCCATAGGCATATCGTCCTCGACGCCGACGGGGTGGAGGTTCACGTGGGCGACACGGTGTACGAGCCCAACGGCCAGAGCGGGATTGTGATAGCTGTCCATCCGTCCACCAGATGCGTCGATTTGCGGCAGGACGGTTGCTATGCGTACGCGATGGACACCCAGCGCCTCACCCATACCCGCCCCGACAGCTGGGAGCGGCTTGAGGAGGACATGATGAAGGGCTCGTGCGCTTACTTCGGGTTCTTTGGCAAGCCTTGCAACGATGGAGATGGGTGCCCAGCCAACAAACCGGGCGATTGTGCCGAGTTCAAAGCCGTTGATATCGTCCGCCGCGCGAAGGCGCTCGCAAAGGTGGAGGTGGAATAAATGGCGATTCTCGGAGTGGGGGATTACCGGTGCGAGGCGTGTAAGAACTTCGACGCCGACGGCATCGACGGGAATAGCCCGTCTTGCGTATTCGGTATCGGAGCGAAGCGCGTGACCGACGAGTGCGACGCGTTCGAGTTTGGAATCCCCCGCGGTTACGAAGCGACCGACAAGGACAGGGCCGAGCGTGCGCACAGGGTCACGGAGATGCTTCGTGAACGGGGTGAGGGCGAATGAAGAACGTCATGGAACTTGCGGTCCACGAGGTGCGCGTCGTAACGAAAAGCGGCGACGGGACTCCGCTGACCGTCGGCGTCACCGTCGGCCCCGATACGTTGGGCATGTACTTCACGACCTCGGTCAAGAAGGCCCCGCGCGTCGGAGACATAGTGCGCATGACATACGAATGGGGTGAGGCCGAATGACCGAGGTGCGGCAAGACTGCGACAAGGCTGCGACAAGCGACGCCGTCTCGCACCCCGCCCATTACACATCGGGCGGCATCGAGTGCATACAGGCCATGCGCGCCGCGCTCGGGCCGGAGGAGTACCGGGGATACCTGCGCGGAAACGTCCTCAAGTACATCTGGCGCTGCCGTCTCAAGGGCGGCGCGGAGGACCTGCGCAAGGCCCGCGTGTACCTCGACTGGCTCATTGAAGAAATGGAGGAAGAGTGACATACATCAAGCTCGGCGGCGTCCGCGCCTTCCCGGGCGCGACGCCCGACAAGGAGCAGGTGCTTAAACCGTTGGAGGAGGCCGCCGAGGTCTACGGCGCGTGGCAGATGCTCACGAGCACGCGGGCGAACCTGCACGCCATGCTCGACGACCACGGCTGCGACGAGGACAACGTGGACGAGGTCGTCGCATGCATGGACGACGCCCACTACTGCAAGGTCCGAATCCTCGACGAGATCGCCGACACCATCACCGCGTGCTGCAACCTCGCATCCGCGCTGGGCGTGACCGACCTGACCCCGCACCTCGCCGCCTGCGAGGAGCGCAACCGCGAGAGGGGGCGCTATGAGTAGGTTCGTGGCGGCTCTACTTCGAATCATGGTCACCGTTAGCCTGTTCATTGCGATCGTGATGCACCACGGCGGTTACGAACAGGATGCGACCTACATGGCGGTTCTCACCGTGCTCGATCTGCTGATAGCGATGGATTTGGAGAGGAACGCGCTATGACCGATAGGCGCTGCGCCGACTGCATCCACTTCGCGCCGTGGCCGGAGCGGGTGGAGCAGTACGGCCACGAGGCCGAGTACGCCCCCTTCTTCCCGCTCCACGTCTGCATGGCGGACGGCTGCAAGGTGATGGCGGTCGCGCCCGCGTTCTCGCCCGACGACGAGGGCTGCATCGCCTACGGGTGCCCGAGCTTCGAGCGGGGCAGCAGGAAAGAACGTTACAAGGAGGCATAACGATGGAGCACATCGTCCAATTCGGAATCAACCTCGACGACTCGTCCATCGCCGAGGCCATCAAGCGCGACGCGTACAAGGACGTGATAAAGCAGCTCAAGGAGGAGGCGCGACAGGACCTGCCGAGCAGGTACTGCCACGGCGGCGGCGTCGACTGGAAGGGCATGTTCCGCGAGTCCATCGACGAGGAGGTCGCGGCAATCGTCAGCGAGAAGCAGGACGAGATAGTGGAGATGGCCGTGAAGAGGGTGTACGACTCCCTGACGCGGCGCAAGTCCTTCCGCGATGCGTGCAAGCGGATGGACGTCGTGTTCGACGGGCTCGGGGGTGACGGCGATGACTGACGCCGAGCGCGCCGTCGGCTCCGCGCGCGCCCTCGGATGGCTGGAAGGCTTCGCCGCCACCGTGTGGCTCCTTCCCCAGCTTAAGGACGCGGACGGCGCCGAGCTCGTCTGCGACGAGGCCTGCGCGGAGTACGAGAGCCGCGTCGCGGAGCTGCGCGGGCTGCTCATGAAGGAGGACCCAGCATGAAGGAATTAAGGGCCTGCCCGTTCTGCGGGCGCTCCCGAAACCTCTCCATCGAGGACGCAGGGGGCATCGACCGATACGTCGGCGGTGAGCCGGACGGCTCCATCCCGACGTGGCACGTGTACTGCGGGTATTGCGGTGCCACGGGGCCGGAAGTCCTGCTAAAGCGTGAGAATGCCGTCTCCGCGTGGAACCGGAGGGTCGGTGATACGGATGCCGACTGACGACGAGCGCCTAGAGGTAGCGGAGAGGCTGCGGGGGCTGCCCATTGACATGCCAAGTGAAATGGACAAATGGGAAGAGAGCGGGCTGTTCATCGAACCAAGCACTTATGACGAGGCCGACTACTCGCAGATTCACAACGTTTTGCTCGATTGCTTTCCAGCTGACCACATGCACCCATGCGATTACGAGGAGCTGCACGCCCGTCTCGCCGACCTCATAGAGCCGACCGTAGAGACGTGCGAGGCCGACCTGACCGACGTGATTGAGGCGCGCGTGGCCGTCCGCGAGTACGAGTGCTCCAAGTGCGGGATGTCGTGGGAGACGGTCTGGGCTTACGATTTTTCGTACTGCCCGTACTGCGGGAGGATGATCGAGAATGCCGACGAATGACGAGCGCCGCGAGGTGGCGCGTAGGCTGCGCTGGCTCACGATGGCCTATAAGGATGTGTTCGGTGTCTATGTCCTCAACGCAATCGGACTGGATTTTACCAACAGCCGCGGTACGTATTGCTCCAACGACAGTGTGCGCCGTCTCGCCGACCTCATCGAGCCGGAGCCGGAGCGGACGTGCCATATGGAGAGGGCATCCGGTTATTTCAACACAAAGGTCATTACGTGGTTCTGCAGCGAGTGCGGTTCTCCCATATATAACGACGTGGAGCCATCGTTCTGCCTGTACTGCGGAGCGCGGGTGATTGATGAATGAGCGGAAAGCACGTTTTCAAAGCTGGCGTTGTCGGATTCAACCACTCCCGCAATCTCGACGGGACTGGCTGGCCCGATTCTGTCGTGCTGGACAATGGGCTAGACGTGTCGGACAAGCGGCACGAGCAGCGTGATTACGTTCCGTCCGACCGCATGGAGCAGGTGATCGCGGACAACCTCGCGCTCATAGACCGCAACCGCGACTTGGAGTGCGAGCTTGCGCAGCTCAAGGCCAAGCTGGGCCGCGTCGTGGACATGGCCCGCGACCTGCACTCGGACGCCCGCACGCTGTCCGAGCTGTTCGCAGACGGGGTGATGCCCGCGGACGCGGCGCGAGAGTGCACGGTAAAGCACGGCATATCGGAGCGGATCATGGAGGCGATCGCATGAATGAGACGATGGACGACGTCCTTGCCGACGTCGACAAGGTGTTCCGGTTCGAGCCGGACGCGACCTACCAGGAGCGCGCGCACGACTACCTGCGCCGGCGCAAGGTCGACCGCAGCTACGAGGACACGGCCGTCCAGCGCGTCGTGATCGACCTCGTCGAGCGCGCCGCCCGGGCATCTGGCTCGGGTCTAGGCAAGCGCATGGTGGAGGAGGCGACGGCGCTGCTCGAGCTCGCGCGCGACATGAGGGCCGCGGGCCTGTAGCGCCCCGCCCGGGTTCGCGAAAAGATTACCCCCCGCCGGGCGTGTACCGACGGGGGTTCTCGCGTTAGTCACTTGTCCGAGTAGTGGCCCTTTACCGAGACGACGCGGACGACATCGCCCTCGACCTTGTAGACGAGGCGGTTTTTCGGATCTATGCGCACGCTCCTGAGCCCATCCGCTCCCTTCAATATCTCCGCCTTGCCGTGGGGCTTGCCCTCGCCCCTGGCGATCTCCTTGAGCAGGGAGTTCACACGCTTGAGGGTCTTCTTGTCCTGACTGAACCAGTACTGGTAGTCCTCCCATGCCTCGTCGCTCCACAGATACGGCACCGCCTACGCCTCCATGAGCTCGTGCTCGGACTCCTCGCCCGCGAGCATGCGACGATAGCGGGCCTCCATCTCGGCGGAGAACTCGGCCTCCGTGGGGACGGGCCTGCGCACGGCGAAGGGGAACCCGCCGTCGCTCACGAACCGTTTCATGAACACCGTGATGGCGGCGGTCGATGTCATGCCGATGTCCTCGGCGGTCTTGTCGAACTCGCGCTTGAGGTTCACATCCACGCGGTTTCCGAGGGGCGCGGTCGCTGTTGCCATGATTCCTCCATTCGCATTCAAATGATTGCAACTGAAGTATAACAGTATATCATGTGAAAGCAAAGGCCCCGAGCAATGAACTGCCCGGGGCCGTCTGGTCTAGTAGCGGATGGACTTCGAGCCCGTGCGCGCCTTGCGCTTCGGCTTCGGGGCCTCCAGCTCGTACGAGACGTCGCGCGTCCCGGCGAGCGTCTCGGCGTTCATCATGCCGAGGCAGAACGCGAAGTACGCATCGCCCAGGTCGGTGAGGTAGGCGACGGGCTTGCCCGGGTCGAGCAGCTCCATGCCCTTGAGGTCGGCGCGCGTGAGCCCCTCGTCGATGCAGACGCACCCGAACTCGCCGTTCATGCGCCGGAACAGGTAGCCGACGGGCGCGGTCGCCGGCTCGGTCACTATGTAGGCCTCGCCCGGCTGGTCGGTCCTGAATATCTCGAACGGCAGGCCGTCGAAGTCGAAGCGCGCGTGGCGTGCGCGCGGCCCCTTGGTGCGGTTCATGGTGGTTTCCTTTCTCCTGTACTTGGATGGTAGCGCGGCGGGCTGGCTCGTTCGCGCCGCGCGTCGGGTCGTTTCGGCGGGCGGGGCTAGGCGGTTGGGTACGCGCCATACATATCGATCGCCCTTCGGTCGATCTCGCGCCACATGTCGCGCTTGCTTATGCCGAGAAGGCTCGTCAGTGCGCACTCGATGCCCTTGCCCTTTGCGTCGAACGACCCTGCCGCGCTTGCGACGTCGACCATTTCTCCGGTTGCGCGCTTGTGCTCCCTCTGCATCCTGCGCAGCCTCGCCTTTTGCGCCCTTCCGTTCCAGTGGAGCATCGCGGCGTAGTCGAGGAGCTTTTGCACGTTATCGGGCTGGCCGTTGAAGTCGAACATGGTCGGTCCTTTCTGGTTAGGCGTACATGGGGTTATCTGCAAGGAATGAAGGCGTGAACGGGTTTTGCGTCGGCTTGACGCGGCGCATGATGTTGCGCGCGAACTCCCATCCTCGTGAGCAGCCGGAGAACAGCTCTAGCGCGTCATAAAGCGAGCTGCTAGGGTTGCCCAAGCCGTTGGAGCTGACCGTCGTCTTGTTGATCTTCAGCGCGTACTTCTGGTTGTACGTCACGCGGTAGTAGCTCATGTTCCCGGCATGGCCGACGCCTATGACGTCGCGGCAACCAGTGCCAGGCTGAACGACTAGGATGCTTTCGCCGTTGTCGCGGCAGAGAATGTTGAAGCTCTCGGGCATTGTGGTTCCTTTCTGGTTGGGCGGGCGACGGCCTGCCGCCCGCCTTCGGTTTCTTCCTTCTACCGGTGGACCGGCATGATTATGGCCTCGGCTTCCAGGTCGCCGGACGCAAGCCTGGCGCGGAGCTGGTCCTTGTAGCTCCATGCGCTGACCGCCTTGCAGCCCATGGCGCGCGCGAGCTTCGCGAGGTCGGCGAGGTAGGCGGGGTTTATGTTCACGTCGAAGGTCCCGCCTTCGTGCCCGCCGAACAAGTTGCCCGCGCTCGGGATGCCGCTGCGGTCGCGGTCGTAGGGAATGAGCGTCTTCCCAAGGCGGACGCCGTCCGTCTCCAGGCACGCGGCGACGTCCTTCGCCGTCATGCGGTCGAACGTCTCCGGGTCGATCGCGGCCCCGTCGAGCTCCTCGTGCTTGCCGATGTGAACGCGGGCGATTCGGTAAGAATCCGTCGCATAGAGCCAACCATCCTCGTAAAAGACGGTCGCAAGCGCGGGCCTTCTCTTCGCCTGCGCACTGCTCGCGCACCAGTGGCTGAGCTCCTTCAGGGCCTTGGCGGGAATGGTCGCGATGGTGTTGTCGTTCATGGTCGTTCCTCTCTTCCTGAATTGTTCTAATCCCGGGCGCGCCTACCAGAAGAGGGGCGGCACGTCCATGCCGTGCAGCGGACAGCCGATCGCGAGGACCGCCCAGCACATGAGGCGGATCAGTTCGGACACGGCGACCATTGCGATCAGGGATGCCGCCGCGAATGCTACCCGGCGCATCAGCGCATCGCCGCCAACTCGGTGTAGCCGACGTTCACGCAATCGGTACAGATGCAATGGATGATGAAGTCCCCCGCCTCGTGCAGGTCGGTGAAGTCTACATACGCCAGGCCGTCGCCCTCGAACTCCTCGAACGTGACGCGGTACCGGGTCATGTTCGCCTTGTCCTGCTCGATAGTGGTATGCTTGCCCATGGTCATTCCTTTCGCGTTGACCTTGCGGCCTCGGGGGCTCCATCCCCGGGGCCGCGCTTCGTTTACGTGCTATGCGACCCTGCTGATAAGTTCGGCGAGCTCGTCGCATTTGCTGATGACCAAGGCGCGGCATTCCTCGCGCGTCAGGTGCCCTTCTGCAAGGTCGCTCACCGCGTCTATCAGGTCCCGCATGGCGCGCCACTGCATTGAATACGTGCGGTCAAACTCGCGTTCCAGTTCCTCGTTCTCGGGGTCGTTGACCCATGCGGCCTCTGCCGCGTCGCACTCCTCGCATGCCTTTTCATATGCCGCGAGCTTGCTTTTAATGGTCTCCATGGTCCTTCTCCTTTGTTTACAGCTCGAACTTGCTCACGTAATCGCTGAACGGGCACACCTTGCGCGCGGGGCGATCGGTCGGGCCGCTCTTCGTCCACACCCATCCATTCCAGAGCTGGAGGCCGTCGGCCTTCACCAGCTCCATGGCCGCGTTGGCCTTGCGGATGTTCCACTTGAACCGGCTCACGTTGCTGCTCTTCTTCATGGTCTTTCCTTTCTTGAGGCCTAGGCCTCGAACGTGATTACCTGCATTGATAGCCTAGGTGTGCTACCATCGGAAGCGGACGGATTGCCCGTGCCGTGGGCGCCGTCTCCTATATCCACGTTTCAAGCGTGTGAGATGGCCGTTCCTTAGCTCGGGGCGGCTATTTCTTTATCTCGATGCCGAGTCGTATCGCGCCGATTACCAGCGCCGCCAGGGCGATAACGTCAGACAGTTCCATAGCTTCCACCTCCTTCCGTGGAGGCGGTCCGCCCGCTTCCGATGGGAGCGCACTTGCTCCCCGTATGCCTTATGCGGTTGTGAAGGTGTGCGCCTCTGGGTGTGCCCCCTTGGCTTGATTGCATTATGCACACCAAAAAGAGTGTACACACCGTGAAAAGTGTTCCTACATAAAGTCCACACACCGAACGGAGTGTATATACCATCTGTGATAAACTCATGCCGAGAATAAAAGGAGGAAAGATGCAGGTAGACGCACTGATTACTGCTCTTGTGGAGCGGAGCGGCAAGTCTGCAAATCGGATAAGCGCAGACCTTGGGAAGAGTCGCGAGTACGTGCGCAACGCGTCGCGCAAGTCTACGCCGTCCATTGCAACCGTGGCCGACATTGCAGACGCATGCGACATAGACATATGCCTCATCGACCGCGAGACCGGCGCCGTGGTGGCGACCGTCACCCCGCCGCGCCGCGTGCAGGAAGGCTAGACATGCGCAGGGACATGGACCTGATTCGTACGTTTCTCATTAGAACCGAGGAGAGCGACGGCCCGGTGCGCGACGCGTCGCTGTCGACTTGGGCGGGGAGCAGGGCGAAAGCCCTCTATCACGTGGAGTTGATGCGCGACTGCGGACTGGTGCGCGCGTCCGTGCGCATGGTCACGGGGCCGGACCTCGCGACGTTCTCGATCGACGGGCTGACGTGGGAGGGTTGCGACTACCTCGACGCCATCCGCAGCGATTCGGTTTGGCGGCGCGCCAAAGACGCGGTGGCCACGGTGATAGGGGACGCGCCTTTGTCGGTGATGAAGAGCGTGTGCACGTCGCTTGTGCTGAAGGCCGTTCAATCAGAATTGGGAATCTCATAACTCAGAAAGCGGCCTATTTGGACGAGGCGCGACCACTTGAGACGGTGGCCGCGCCTTTTTTCATGCGGTGAACAACCTGATACATACGCACTCAGCAAACCTAAGTGCAACCGACTTAGATAAGCGAGCGCGCGCCGGAACAGCGGACCCCCGGGGGAGGGAAAAATCACGAAACCCCGGCACCGGGACCCAGCGGCGCCCCCTGATTTTTTTCTCGCGACGAAATTGCCGAACCGGAAATGACGCAACGTGACGCAACGGTGACGGAACGTGTGACGCAACGCGCAAGCTCCTGAGAAAACGGGGGTGATCGCGTGGAAAACACGGCGGAATGCGCGTGGTGCGGCAGGAAATTCGAGAAAAGGACGAAAAGGGCCGTCTTCTGCAGCCCGAAGTGCCGGCAGGCGCACTACATGGCGAGGAAGCGGCGCGAGACGGTTGCGGAGCGCGTCGTACACATGCCGGAGCCGAACGAGGTAAGGCTGGACGTGGAGATGCCCACGGACACGAGCCTGCGCGTCACCGAGAAGATGGTTTCGGACGCCCTGATGATGATCCGGGGCGGCACGGCGGTGCTCGACGCCGCGTCCGTGAACGGGCCGAGCCGGATGCGCTCCGCATGCGCCATAGCGTCCGAGAAGATAGCGGGCTACCTCCGGGAGGTGGGCCTGTGAGGGGCAGGAAGCCTGACGCGAACGCGATAAGGAGGTCCGACGGGGGAGAGGCCGTGTCCTCGGCCATATCCGCCACCACCACGGCGGCGGTGGAGGTGCAGGCGGGCGCGCTGTCCATGCCGCCGTCCGTGGCGGCCCACCCGCACATGGCCGAGCTGTGGACCTCGATGGTCGGGCGCGGCCTCGCGTACGACGAGCGCGACGCCGCGATGGTCGAGCAGATGGTGTTCGACCTCGAGATGGTCGACCAGTGCCGGCGGCGCGTCATGGGCGAGGACGGCCAGATGCGCATGCTGATTCCCGTCGGCGAGCCGGACCCCGACACGGGCGAGTACGAGAAGTACGTCCCGAACCCCTACATAAAGCAGATGCGCGAGGCCACGGCCGAGTCCCTGAAGCTCGCCGACCAGCTCGGGCTGACCCCACTCGCGCGGGCGCGCCTCGGCCTGACGCAGGCGGCGGGCAAGGCCGTCACGCTCTCCATCGCCGAGCAGATCGACGCGGCCATGCGGAGGCAGCCATGAGCTACAGGACCAAGACGGGGCGCATCTCGAAGGAGGGGGCGCGCCAGGTCGAGCGCATGCGCATATTCGCCGAGACGTTCCTGACCTTCGCGGGCGAGTCGGAGCTGTGCGGCGAGCCCTACCGGATAGGCCCGTGGCTCATGGACAACGTTTGGCGCCCCCTGTTCGGAACGGGGGAGGTCGACAAGAGGACGGGCAGGTGGAGGAGGCGGTTCCGCCGCGCCCTGATAGGCGTCCACCGAGGCTTCGGCAAGTCGCAGCTCGCGGCCTGCATCGTGCTCACCGTGGCGACCATGGACCCGCTGCCCAACGGCATGTACGGCATCGTGGCCGACTCCAAGGAGAACACGAAGATGGTCAAGGACTACATCAAGACCATCGTTAGGGCGAACCGCACGCTGTCAGCGCAGTGGCACGTGTACAAGGACACGATTCGCAACGACGCGACCGGGCAGGAGATACACGTCTACCCGTACAAGGAGGCCGCGCTTCAGGGCAAGCACTTCCACGTGCTCGTGGGAGACGAGATACACGTGTGGCGCGACGACGCGGTGTGGAAGGCCGGCGTCTCCGGCCAGGCGAAGGTGCGCAACGCCCTGACCATCGGCATCACGACGGCGGGCGCATCCCGCGACGGCTTCCTGTTCGAGCTGTACCGGAAGCTGAAGAACGACAAGCACGCCTACATCTGCTGGCTCGGCATCACCGACGGCGACGACCCGTCCGACCGGAGGTGCTGGAAGAAGATAGCCGCCGCCGGGCGAATAACGATGGAGGAGCTGGAGGAGCAGTACGAGTCCGACAAGCTCGAGGACGGCAGGCCCGGGGCGGGCTTCGTGCGCTACTACCTCAACCGGACGCCGATGGACGAGGTCGAGGAGCCGTTCATGAGGCGCGCCGACGTGGAGGCGTGCGCCCGCGAGTCCGCCGTGCTCGACCGCGACTCGTGGTTCGCCGTGGGCGTGGACGGAGCGGTCCGAGGGGACACGCTCGCCGTGGTCGCGGCGCAGCGGCAGGGCCAGAGGTGGGCGTTCGAGGAGTGGTGCTGGGAGAAGCCCGGCCCCATGGAGGTGTACGACCTCACCGAGGTCGCGGACGTCCTGCAGCAGCTGGGCCGCGAGCGCGGGTGCCCGATGATCGTGACCGACCCGGCGCGCATGCAGTTCCTCGTGAACTGGCTCGACCGCGAGCGCGGCATGGAGGTCGTGGACATGCCCCAGATGCCGTCCGTGATGTGCCCGGCGTCCGAGCTGCTCGCCCGCACCGTCTCGACCCGCCGCGCGTCGTTCGCGGCGACCCCGGTGCTCGCGCGCCACTGCATCAACGCCGTGTCCTCCGAGTCGAAGGCGTACGGGCGCAGGCTCGCGTCCGAGAAGGGCAGGCACGGGCAGGGGTCCCGCCGCATCGACGCGGCGGTCGCGGCCGCCATGGCGATGTACGCGTACGACAACAACGAGGAGGAGTCCCCGTCCTGCTGGACCATCGACCTGTAGGTGACGGCGCGCGCATGCTTCGGGCGCGGGTTCTTTCCTCCTTTCCGCCCGCGCCGCGCCCGCCGGAGACGACCGCTTAGCCGCCGGCGGGTGACGGGCGGCGGACCATGCGCTCGAACGGACTTTAAGGAGCGCGCATGGGAATGTTCGACAAGTTCATGGGGGCCGTGATGAACCGCGTCACCGGCCTCCCCGAGCCGGTCGCCGACTGGGTGGAGTACTCTCTGCCCGACGGCAAGGTCGTGAGGCGCGACCTCCACGGCGGCTCGCGCGAGGAGTACTTCAGCAACGCGTACCGCGCGTGCGCGCTGGCGAAGGCGCGACCGCTCGCGTCGCTGCCCGTCCACGTGTACGAGCGCGTGGACGGAGCCCGAAAGGAGTCGGGCAAGCGCGTCGCAAAGGCGCTGTCCTCGCTTCTGCGCACCCGCTGGAACCCCTTCGTGTCGGCCACGGAGGGCATCCGATGGCTCGACATGACGAAGGACGCCAAGGGGAACGCGTTCGTCCGCGTGGAGTGGTCCGGCGGCAAGCCCGTGGCCCTGTGGCCCATGTCCTCCATGCCTGGCGTCGGCGTCGACTCCCGCACCGGCAAGCCCGTGTTCGAGTACCAGGGGGACAAGTTCACGCCGTCCGGGAAGTACCTGTCGCACGAGGTCGTGTGGGTGAAGTCGCCCGTCCTCGACACGGACTGCCTGTACGGGCGCTCGCTCGCTGAGCTCGCGGCGCGCGAGCTGAACATGTCGATCGACCTCGAGGAGTTCTACTCCGAGATACTTAACGGCGGGGACAACTTCCCCGGATGGCTCGGCACCGACCAGAAGCTCAACGACCAGGACGTCAAGCGCCTGCAGTCAGACCTCGCGGGCGGCCGCGGCGTCCTGGGCGCCGGGAAGATTCGCATCTTCGACAAGGGCCTCACGTACCACAGCGTGGGCGGCTCCATGGTCGACATGTCCCTCATAGAGCAGGAGAAGTGGATCCTGCAGCAGACGTGCCGCACCCTGTCGGTCCCCCCGCAGGAGGTGTTCGACCTCTCCAACGCCACCTACAGCAACATCGAGCAGGGCGCCCTCAACTTCGCGAACAAGACGCTGGTCCCCGAGGCCGCCGAGATAGAGCGCGCGTTCTCCTCCGTCCTGTGGGAGTGCGGGCTCACCGAATGCTACGTGCAGTTCGACATGAACGGCCTGCTTCGCGGCAACTACCGGGACCGCATGGAGGGCTACCGCATCGGCGTGTACTCCGGGCTCCTCAGCCGAAACGAGGTCCGCGCGAAGGAGGACATGGCCCCCTACGAGGGCGGCGACGACTTCCTGCTTCCCACGTCCTACGTGTCCGTGGACGCGGGCACGGGCGAGGTCACGCAGCTGGCCGACTCCGGCGCGGCGGACGGGGCCGGGTTCGCGGGCGAGGGGGACCCGACCGACCCCGGCGGGGACAGCACGGGTGCGCTCGACGCCATCCACGAGGACATGGCCGCCCGCGTGCGCGCCCGCTTCGACGAGGACGGGGACACCGAGAAGTTCCGCGAGTTCGCGTCCCGCGTCCTGACGCCATACGCCAACGCGTGCCTCATCGCGCGCATCGACTACGACATGCAATCCGATATCGAGAGGATCACACGATGAAGGACATCAACGTATTCGGGACCATCGGCACCTGCTGGTACGACGAGGACTCCGTCTCCGCCGCCGACTTCGCGAAGCAGCTCAAGGAGGCGGACGGCGAGGACGTGTGCGTCCACATCAACTCGGGCGGCGGCAACGTGTTCGACGCGAACACCATGGCCGAGACGCTGCGCGCGTACAAGGGCCGCACGACCGCCTCCATCGAGGGTCTGGCCGCGTCCGCCGCGTCCTACTTCGCCCTGACCGCCGACGAGGTCGTCATCGGCCCGTCCGCGCTGTTCATGGTCCACAACCCGTACACCTACGCGAGCGGCGAGGCGAAGGACATGCGCAAGGCCGCCGACCTGCTCGACAAGCTGCGCGGCACCATCTCCGACCAGTACGTCAAGAAGACCGGCATGGACAAGGCCGAGGTCGAGGCGCTCATGGACGAGGAGACGTGGTTCACCGCCGAGGAGGCCGTCGAGCGCGGCTTCGCGGACCGCATGAGCGACGCCGAGCCCGTGGCCGCGTGCGTCTCCCCCGAGTGCCTGAATGGCTTCCGCAACGCCCCGGACGGCCTCGCCGCGGCGGCTGGTGACGCACGTCGGACCATCCGTTCCGAAGACGATACCGAACCCTCGCCGGGGGCCGGCGAGGGTGGGGCGGGGGCCGCTCCGAGGACCGTCTGCGTAAACGGCGCCTTCCTCAAGCTGGGAGGCGGAATCGAGCGCTAAGGAGCGTCCGCATGAAATCCTCTATCCAGATCCACAACGAAATCCTCGACCTCGACGAGCGCATGGCCGCCGAGGAGAAGGCGTTCAACTCCACCGAGGGCGACGTCCAGGCCGCGCACCGCGACGCCATCAGCGCCCTCAAGGGCAAGAAGGACGCCCTCAACGAGATGCTCGCCGACGTCCTCGCCGCCGAGGACAAGATGCGCAGCGACGGCGGCGTGCCCGTCATCGCTGCCGCCCCGCAGGCCAAGGCCGTGAACCCCGAGAGCTTCATCGACGCCTTCCTCGGCTCCCGCGAGGGCTTCCAGGGCATCATGGACAAGTACGGCGAGAAGATGGCCTTCACCTACGAGCAGGTCATGAACGCAGCCGACGCCACGTACAAGCTCGTCGACCCCAAGAAGACCAGCTACAGCCTGCCCTCCAACATCATCGAGATGCCGATGGGCATCATCGACGTCATCTCCAAGGGCACCACCGACTCCAACATGGAGTACATGATCCCCGGCGAGTTCACCAACAACGCCGCCGAGTGGACCCCCGGCACCGTGAAGGCCGAGTCCGACGAGTCGTGGGCCAAGGACGAGGCGTCCCTGTTCACCCTCGCCCACCACATGCCCATCTCCAAGCACACCGCCTTCCACTACGGCCAGCTCGAGTCCATCATCCGCAACGACCTCATGTACGGCCTGAAGCTCAAGGAGGCCGACGCCCTGCTCAACCTCGACAACGGCGCGACCAAGAAGGGCATCCTCAAGAAGGACGGCATCCAGAAGTACACCAACGCCGCCGGCGACACCCTCGTCGACTCCTTCCGCCGCATGAAGACCAAGTCCTGGATGGCGACCGGCATGATGCCGACCCATCTCGGCGTCCACCCGCTGGTCACCGAGCACCTCGACCTCATGAAGGACGCCAACCAGCGCTACATGCTCATCACCGTCAACGGCAAGGTCTGGGGCATGCCCATCGTCGAGGACGTGAACCTCACCACCGGCTCCGACAGCACCGCCAAGTACGGCGCCCTCATGTTCAACGCCAACGCCGCCACCTGGTACACCTCCGAGGCCGACGCGCTGTCCGTCGGCTTCGTGAACGACCAGTTCACCCGCAACGAGTACACGCTTCTGGCCGAGGGCGAGCACCTCATCACTGTCCAGCGCCCGAAGTCGTTCGTCTACCTCGAGGACGCGCTGACCGAGACCCCGGCCGCAGCCGCCACGTCCCGCGCCAAGGCGAGCAAGTAATGAGCGCCGTCGAGCCTGACAAGCGGGTGCGCGTCGCGCTCGACGAGACCGACGGGGTCGCCTTCGCCGGCGGCCCCTCGTCGGTTTCCATGACCCGGGCGAGCGACGGTGAGACGGTCGAGTGGACGGGCGGCGCCCTGCCGCTCAAGTCCGTGCCCGACCTCATCGACTGCGAGTGGGAGCTGTCGGGCGTGACCGTCCGCGCCCAGCTCGACGTCGTGTCCCGCCGCTACTGCTCGCTCGACGCCATCCGCGCGTACCGGCCGGACGAGTACATGCTCGCCGACGCGCCGGACGCCGAGGTCGAGGAGGCCCGCGCCCGCGCGGAGGAGACGGTGGAGGGGGCGGCCCGCCGCGTGTTCCAGCCCGTCCTGCGCCGCGCGTGGGTCGACCGGCCGAACTGCCGCACGAGGACGTGTCCCATCGCCGACGGCGAGCGCGTGTCCGACATCCGCCGCGCGGTTTCCGCGACCCTTCCCGACGGCTCGCCCGTCCCCGTGCGCGTCCTCTCCGGCGTGGAGCTCGGCGTCGGCTCTCTGCCCATCGGCTCCATGGCCGAGGTGGTCGTGGAGTGCGGGATGGAGCGGACGCCCGAGGAGGTGTCCAACGCCGTCAAGGCGCTCGCGTGCTGGTACCTGCTGCCAAAGGCGGGGCCCGAGAACGCCACCTCCACCTCGACCGAGGCGGGCGTGCTCAACTTCGTGATCGGCGGCGTGGCGGGCGCCGCGACCTCGCTTCCCGAGGTGAACGCCGTCATCGAGCGATACGGCATGCGCGGGCTGGTGGTCGGCTGATGTTCCGCGAAGTCATCGAGCGCATCGAGTCGACCGTGAAGTCGCTCTTCCCGGCGGACGGCCCCGCCGTGACGGTGGGCGGCACTGGCACCGGGCGCAACTCCGAGATCTGGATCGGCGCGATGCCCGAGGCGGTGGAGTTCTCCGACCGCTCCACCTCGCGCCCCGCGATGGGCCGCGTCGAGGGCCGCTACAGCGTCCGCTTCGAGGTCCCCGTCTCCATGTACGCGAAGATGCGCGGCATGGGGGAGTCGACTGCGACCGTTCTCAGCTGGTACGAGCGCATCGCGTCGGCAATCGCGGCGGACAAGACGCTCGGGGGCCTGTGCGTCCACGCCGAGCCGTTCTTCTCGACGGCCGGCACCGGGCACGACGGCGACCGCGCCCTGTACGTCGCGGCGATAGACGGCGGCGTGCGCGTCCGCGCCGAGATAGACCCCATAAACGACCTTTCTAAGGAGTAACCATGGCACTCAACCCCTCCATCGGCCTCGCCGGCATCGCGCTCCAGACCGACCGCGACACCCCGGCGTCCCAGCCCACGTTCGTCCACGGCCTCACCGGCGGCTCCCCGTTCGGCATGTCGCGCTCCATCGCCAACACGCCCGTCGCGTGCGGCAACCGCGCCCCGTCCGACGCCCGCGTCGACTCCATCGAGTTCTCGCCGTCCATCCAGTCGCTCTGCTACCCCGACGCGCTCGGCCTGTACCTGTTCGCCGCGCTCGGCAAGGTGGAGTCCAAGGCCGCGGCCTCCGCCGGCGAGGGCTACTACGAGCACATCTTCACGATGGGCCAGGAGCTGCCCTACATCACCGTGTGGGGGCAGGTCGGCAAGGACGGCATCGCCCGCGCCGACGGCTGCAAGGTCGGTACGCTCGAGCTGTCCGCCACGGGCAACGAGCACCTCGCCATGACCGCGAGCCTCATGGGCATCGACGGCGAGGTCGGCATCGCCGAGATCCCCGGCGACGTCCAGCCGAGCTGCTACGACGGCAAGTACACCACCACCGAGTGCGATTTCAAGATGGACACCGCCTCCGGCGTCCCCGCCGACGCGCTCGTGTCCGAGGCGAGCTTCACCGTCGAGAACAACTGCACCGGCCTCACCTCGCTGGGCCGCGCCATGCCGCGCGACATCGCCAACGGCAACCTCGCGTTCGGCGTGTCCGTGACCACCATCCCGGACAACATCGACGAGTACAAGAAGATGGTGACCGGCTCCAAGTCCGCCACCAGGGTCTCCTCCAAGGTCGTGACCGGCTCCGTGTCCGCGAAGTTCTTCCACACCGACGACCCGAAGATGACCCTGTCCATCGAGGCGTCCAACCTTCCGTTCACCGCCGACTTCCCCGAGGTCGACCCGGAGGGCAACGAGGCCACCATCCAGTTCTCCACCGACGCCGCCCTCATCAAGGCCGCGAACCAGTCCCCGGTGACCATCAAGCTCGTCAACAAGACCGAGAGGTACACAGACGCCGCCGCGGTCGCCAAGCGCGCCGCCAAGCCCTCCAAGTAGCCGGGGCCCCATACCCTTCCGCGCGCGGGCGCGCTCCACGACGGGGCGCGCCTTTTTTCGTGCCCGCTACCGGTGACGGTCGCGGGATGCTCGCCGAAGCCAGAACAAGGAGAAAGGAACGGCTCATGGACAACGGGAAGTTCGTATTCAGTGCGCCGGGGAGCGACGAGGTGCTGGGCGAGGCGCCCATGTCCCAAGGCTACCTTCGCCTCGCGCGCATCGCGCTCGCCAAGGGGCCCATCAAGAGCCCGTCCGCCGAGGACGTCGGGGTCCTCGCGTCGATCATCGCCGGCAACCGCGCTGGCATCGCGTGCGTCCCCGAGATCGACCTGGAGCACGTGACCGAGGAGGCGCTGGCCGAGGCCATGTGCAGCTTCGACGCGGTCATCGAGCTGCCCGACGGCATGGAGGAGCCCGACGGCGCTGAGTTCGAGGCAAACCCTACGGGTACGTCGGGCGGGAGCTGCTAGCCCTCAGCAGGTACACGGGAGAGGGCGTGCGCGACCTCATAGCGCTGGCGCTCGAGTTCCCGTCCGTGTTCCTGCAGCTCGACTACGACATGGAGCTCGTTCTGGCGGCGGGCCGCGAGGACGGCGGGCCGGGGTGGAGGAAGCCCGGCGAGAAGGCGGTCGACGCCCGCGACAGGCTGCGCGAGGAGCGCGAGAAGGCTAGGCGGAGGCAGGAGGCCGCGTATGGCGTGGAACGTGGAGATACGGGGGCTGGCCGAGACGCTTGACGCGCTCGGTCGGCTCGACCCGCTGCTCAAGGAGCGCGTGAACGACCGGATACGCGAGGTCGCTCGCCCGACGCTCGCGAAGGCCAAGGGGTACGCGTCCGGGCTCGGAACGCTGCCCACGGGCCACTACGCGGCGTCGCTCTCGCTGAGGAAGCGAAAGTCCGGCGTCGTGTTCGCGTCGTCGGACCCCGGCGCGGGCGTCATCGAGTTCGCGAACCCCGGCGCCGTCATACTCACCGGCCCGCTCAGGGGCAGGCGCGCGGGCGTGCCGCACGGCTCGCAGCCGCCGCGCGCCCTGCTGAGGGCGATTCTCGAGGACGAGGAGCAGATCTTGCAAAGCATCAACGAGGCCGTCCAGGAGGCGTGCGACACGGTGGGGGTGGGCGACCTTGGGTAAGGCGTCCATAACCATCGCCATCACGTCGCTGTTCGAGGGCAACGGCGTCGAGAGGGCCACGTCCAGCCTGACCAAGCTCGCCGACCGCGCCGGATGGGTGGAGAAGAAGTACTCCCAGTCCGCCACGTCCATGTCCAAGGGCATGGCCGACTTCGCCCAGAAGCTCGACGACGCCGGCGCGAGGATGGAGAAGTACGGAGCGCGCGTCGCCGCGGTCGGAGACAGCCTGACCGCCGCCATCACCGTCCCCATGGTCGCGGTGGGCGGGTACGCGGCGAAGATGGCCGTCGACTTCGACACCGCCATGGCGAACCTCCGCAAGACGACCGACATGTCCGCGCAGGAGCTCGAGGAGTTCGCGCAGTCCGCGCTCGAGCTTTCCACCGTGCAGCCCGTCTCCGCCGAGACCATACTGAACACCGAGGCGCTGGGCGCCCAGCTCGGCATCGCGCGCGAGAGCCTGGAGGGCTTCGCGCAGGTCGCGACCGGACTCGACATCGCTACCAACATGGACGCCGAGACCGCCGCGACCGAGATGGCGCGCTTCGCCAACATCGTGAACATGGCCGAGGGCGACATGGAGCGCTACGGCTCCACCATCGTCGCGATCGGCAACAACATGGCGACCACCGAGTCCGAGGTCTCCGCGATGGCGCAGCGCTTCGCGTCGGCGGGCCACCAGGCCGGGCTGTCCGAGGCCGAGATACTCGGCCTGTCCGCGTCCATGAGCGCGCTGGGCATCAAGGCCGAGATGGGCGGCTCCGCGCTGTCCCAGGTGTTCGTGAAGATAAGCAAGGCCGTCAGCTCCGGCGGGGACGAGCTGGACGCGTTCGCGGCGCGCTCCGGCATGAGCGCCGACGAGTTCGCGAAGGCGTGGGGCGAGGACGCCGCCGGCGCGTTCACCGCGCTGCTCAAGGGCATCCACGACTCGTCCGAGGCGGGCGAGGACATGAACACCGTGCTCGGCGAGCTCGGCATCACGCAGATACGCAACTCCGACGTCATGCGGCGCATGGCCGGCTCCGTCGACCAGGTGACTGAGGCCGTGCAGCTGTCCACGAGCGCGTGGGAGCAGAACACGGCGTTGCAGGACGAGGTCGACAGCCGAAACGAGTCCATGGCGAGCCGCCTGCAGGTGCTCAAGAACAAGGTGGACGAGATAGCCATCACGGTCGGGCGCCCGCTCGTGGACGCCATCATCGACGCGCTGAACGCAATGGACCCCGCCATCCAGGCCGTATCGGACGCCGCCCACGCCTTCGCCGAGATGGACGAGGAGGGGCAGCGCAACATCCTCATGTGGGCCGGAATGGCCGCCGCTGCGGGGCCGTTCCTCTCCGTGACCGGGCGCGTGGTGCAGGCGACTGGGCACGTCGCGCGCGGCGTGTCCGACGCGGTGAGCAAGTTTTCCATCTACAAGGACGCGCTGTTCACCACCGACGGCGCGCATATGCGCGTATACGAATCGTCCAAGATGCTTTCCGCGTCATTCGGAACCGTCAACAACAAGGCTGCAATCGCTGCCGGCGGCGCCAAGAACTACGTCTCCGCGTGGGAGGCCATGTACTCGTCCGCGAAGCAGGTCGAGCGGGCGAACGTCGGCATCTCGGAATCCATCAGCGCAGCAGCGGCGTCTTCCGGCAAGGCCCAGAAGAAGCACATCGAGAACGCGGCGAGCCTTTACAGGGTGCGCGAGGCCGCTAAGTCCACGTACGAGGAGAATGCGAAGCTCGTGTCCTCGTGGACCGGGACAACCAAGGAGGCCGAGAAGGTCGCCAAGGGAGTGCGCGGGCTAGAAAGAGAGCTGGATGGCGTCAGATCGTCCATGAAGTCGACGACAGGGGTTGTCTCCACCACCGGCGATGCCATGAAGAAGTCCGGCAGGTCCGCCAAGGAGCTCGCTGCGTCCATGGGCACCTCCGTGGTGACGAGCGCGAAGGCCGCAGGAGTGGCAGTGAAGGGGTTCGTCAAGGCGTGCGCTCCGGTCCTGGCTCTCTCGGTCATCGTCGGTATAATCGGCGCCATCGCGGACGAGTTCGCGAAGGCCGAGGAGCACGAGCGCAAGGCCGCCGAGGCGTCGCGCACGTTCGGCGACCTCATGAGCGAGGCCGGCAGCAAGGCGAGCGCCGCGAACCCGTCCATTCGCGAGACGGCGAAGTCCATGGACGAGGTCAAGCAGTCAGCGGACGACGCGTTCGGCAGCGTCACCGAGCTGGGCAACTCGATAGTAGAGTCCTTCGCCGAGGTCGGCGCCCAGAACAAGGAGCTGTCGGCATACGTCGGCACCATCGATGAGTTGGCAAACAAATCGAGCCTGTCCGCGTCCGAGCAGGCGAGACTCAAGGCAGCCATCGAGGGATACAACTCGATAACCGGCGAGCAGTACCAGATTCTCGACCTCGTCAACGGCAAGATCGCCGACCAGAACGGGACCATCCTCGAGAACACGAACCAGATCAACGACAACGCCGCCGCATGGAGGCGAAATGCCGAGGCGCAGGCAGCCCAGGAGCTTCTGACGGACGCCTACAAGAAGCAAGTTGAGATCCAGGACGACCTCGCCGAGGCGCAGAATCGATACAACAAGGAGATAGACGACTACCTCATAAAGAACCCGGACGCGACCCGCTCGCAGGCCGAGCAGTCCGCAGGCGCCAAGGAGGCGGCAGACAAGGTCAACGAGCTGAAGGACGCGCTGAGGTACTGCAACGAGGACATCGACGGACTCGCCGCCAAGTCCGTCCTCGCGGCGGCGGTGCTTTCCGAGGACTTCAAGGGCGCGGTCGAGCAGCTTCCCCCGACCATGCAGGAGGCGGGAATCGACATAGCGTCGAAGCTCTCCGAAGGCATAGAGCTGGGAACGGTCGACGCCGAGCAGGCGGCACGGTATCTCGGGGAGAACGTGGCGTCCGTCATCAACGCGCTCCCGTCCGGCATGCAGGACGAGGGCATGGCCGTCGCGTCGCAGCTCGCGGCGGGAATCGGCTCTGGTCAGATAACCGTCGAGCAGGCGGCGTCGTTCCTCGGCTCCGGCGCGATGGCGTCGATATCGAGCCTGCCGATCAGCATGCAGCAGAAGGGCCTCGAGGCCGCGTCCGCGCTCGCGACGGAGATATCCAACGGGCAGGTATCCGTCTCCGAGGCGGTGACGCTTCTCCAGCAGGCGGCGGAGGGAGGGCTGTCCACGCTCCCCTCCGGCATGTCCGAGACCGCCGCGTCCGCCGTCCAGGGCTTCAATTCCGCGATCGCCTCCGGGCAGCAGGGGACCCTCGCCGCTGCGACGGGCCTCGGCTCCAACGCGAAGGCGGGCGTATCGGACCTCCCCGGCTCAATGGCCTCCACCGGGTCAGACGCGGGCACGTCGCTGGCCGCAAACCTCGCAGCCGGCAGCGGCAAGACGCTCAGCTCCGCGCAGCAGCTCGATTCGAGCGCGAGGTCCGGAGTTGCCGGGCTGAAGTCCGCGCTCGGCTCCGAGGGCACGCAGGCTTCCGGCGACTTCGCATCCGGCATCGGGTCGGGCAGGGGTAAGACGTCGACGGCGGCGCAGGCCATCTCGAACGCCGCGTCCGCCATGAAGGACGTCGGCAACATGTACACGAGCGGCACGCACCTGTCCAGCAACTTCGCGAGCGGCATCAGCGCCGGCGTCAACTGGGTCGCCAACGCCGCGGCGAGGGTCGCCCAGGCGGCGAAGAACGCGCTCGGCTTCTCGGTGCCGAAGGAGGGTCCGTGGTCCGGCGTGGAGCGCGGCGGCGAGACGTCCGGCTACCACCTCGGCCAGAACTGGGCGCGCGGCATGGAGCGGAGCGTCCCGCTCGTCGAGGCGGCGTCGCGGCGCATGGCCGTAGCGGCGGGGCAGAGGGTCCCGCTCTCCTACGGATCGAGCCTGCACGGGAGCTCGACCACGACGAACAACAACTCCTCGAACGTCACCTACGTCCTCAACATCGACGGCGCGCGCCTGCAGGGGGCCTCGCCGCACGCGCAGGAGCTCATCGAGGCGCTGTTCGACGAGTTCTACCTGACAACCAAGATGGGAGTGAGCTGACATGGCATCTGCATGGGGCGCGTGGCTGCACGCCGACGACTGGCGCTGCGGCGTCGACGCGCAGGTCGTATCCCAGACGGACACGACGTGCACCGTTCGGGTCAAGTGCATATTCGACAACGTCTACCTCATCGGCTCCAACGCGAGCAACGGCAACTCGGTCTCCTGCGCGTGCGACGGGCAGTCGAGATCCGAGAACGTGTCGCTCGGCAAGAACTACGGCCACGGCAGGGGCGCGGTTGTCAAGACGGCCGACTTCACGGTCCAGAAGGGACTGGGGAGCGGCCGGAACGTCTGGTGCTCCACGAGCATCAGGGTCGCCATCGGATCGCCCGGCACCGGCTCGGCGGGCGTGAACGTCTGGATCCCGTCCCGCTCCTACTCCGTGCCAAAGCCTCCGAAGAACCCGTCCGCCGCGCGCGTGAGCGACGCGTCCCAGAAGATCTCGTGGGAGCCTGACTACACCGGCATGGACGGCGCGTACCCGTGGGCGAAGGTGTACGTCGACAGGAAGACCGACGGCGGGGCATGGGTCGAGATAGGCTCCTCGACTTGGGACGTGACCGCGTTCACCGACGGCTCGACGTCCGCTGGCCATGCGTACGAGTACGGGGTGAGGTCGAGCGGGCCGGGCGGCACGTCGCCCCGCGTCTCCGCCGGGACCGTCTACACGACGCCGACCGCGCCGGTCATCTCCGTGAAGAAGACGGCGGCAAAGACCGTCGAGATCACGATGGACGCTGCCCCGAGGTGGGCCGATGGCTACGAGGTGCAGAGGAAGGCGGGCTCGTCTCAGTGGGAGACGGTCAAGGCGGCGCAGACGGGAAACACGTTCTCCGACGCCGCGTCCCCGGACGGCGCTGTCAGCTACCGCGTGCGCGCCCGCATGACGCAGGCCGGGGCCGCGCTGTGGTCGGGGTGGGGCGAGTCCGAGCAGATCGTGACCATCGCGCCGCCGCTCGCCCCGTCGCTCGCGCGATTGGACGCGGTCTGGCCCGTGGGCTCCATCGCGACCGTCGGCTGGACCCCGAACCACCCGGACATGAGCGCGCAGTCCGCAGCGCAGGTGGAGGTCACCAAGGCCGGCTCCGCGACCGTGACCGACGTGGAGGGCGCCGCGACGAGCCTGGGCGTCAAGCTCGATGCCGCCGGCGCGTACCGCGTGCGCGTCCGCACCAAGGGCCTGCACGCGTCATGGGGCGAGTGGAGCGGCTACGCCGACTTCAAGGCTGCGCAGCCCCCGTCCGCGCACTTCACGTCACCGTCCTCTGACGGGGCGGTGGCGGACGCGCTGCCCGTCGAGCTCGCATGGGAGGTCTCCGACCCGACGGGCGTGTCCGAGCAGTGGCTGACCGTCGAGTCCGCAGGTGCGCTCAGCAAGGTGAGGGTCGACCCTGCCGCGCGGGTCCACGCTCTCCATAACCTCGGGAACGAGGAGGAGTACAAGGTTACGCTCGAGCTCAGGGCAGGAAGCGGCCTCACGGCAAAGGCGGTCCGCGTGTTCAGGACGGAGTGGGCCGGCCCCTCCGCGCCGTCGCTCAACGTCGAGTACACGGACGACCTGCGCGCCGTGGTGTACGTCACGCCCGGAGTCGGCGGGATCGGGACGGAGCGCATGGACGTGTACCGGGTCCAGGGCGACGACCGTGTGCTGCTGGCGGAGCGGGTCCTCACGGGCAGGCCCGTCGTCGACCCGCTGCCGCCGCTCAACGCCGACTACCGCTACGTCGCCGTCGCGTACGCGAGGTCCGGGGCGTCCACCGAGACGCCCGTCGACGCGCGGCTCGACTCCGACGGGCGCGAGGCGTTCTCGTTCGGACCCGATGCCGGCGAGTCGTTCGCGCTCGGGTATGGGGCGGACGTGAGCGAGTCGGCGAAGCTCGGCGGCGAGACGTTCGACTTCGCCCTCGGGCCGGACACCCCGCCGCTCCCGTCGTTCTACCCGGACGGGACGCTCACGGCCACGCGCGCGGCATCCTACGAGGTGACTGATCTCGACCTCTGGAACCGCCTGCGCTCCGTCGCAAGGTCGTCGATGGGCGCCGAGTGCTGGTACCGCGACCACTGGGGCGGCAGGGCGCGCGTCCGCGCGTCGTGGACGTTCGGCTACGCGTCCGCCGCGTACGGCAGGTGGACAGTCTCCGTCTCCATGGAGGAGCTCGAGTGGGGTGAGCCCGATGGCCGCGTCTAGATGGGGCGAGCGGTTCACGGCGAGGTACCGCTACATGCTGGTCGACAGGGCGACAGGGCGCGAGAAGCGGCGGCTCGACTTTTTGAAGGGCGGCACCGTCACGCGCAACAACGACGTCCGCATCATGGAGTCCGCCGAGGTGGAGGCGGTCGGGCCGGTCGACTTCGGCCCCGACCTCGTGCGCATCTACCTCGATGCGGAGTGGCCCGACGGTGAGACGGCATCGGTCCCGCTGGGGACCTTCCTGCCGGCGGGGCCGAAGCGGTCGGTGACGTCCGGGTACTCCCTGTCCTCCGTAAAGCTGTCGGGCCGCCTGCAGGAGCTCATGGACGACAAGTTCTCCACCCCGTTCACGCTCGCGAAGGGCGACAAGGCGGTCGACGCCGCGCGCCGCGCGTGCGAGGAGATTGGCCTCACGGTCATAGCCGATCCATCCGACTACAGGGTGACGGATCCTCGCTCGTACGGTGTCGGCGCGAAGCAGAACAACTCCGAGACCGGGGACACGAAGCTCGACATGGTCAACGACCTGCTGAGCCTCGCCGGGTTCCGCGCCGCGAAGACCGACCCGTACGGGCGCGTGCTGCTGCGCAGGTACGTGGACCCGATGGGGCAGGCGGCGTCGTGGTCGTTCGAGGAGGGCCCTGGGTGCCGGTTCGAGAGGTCCATGACCGACGAGTTCGACTACACCTCCACGCCGAACCACGTTGTCGTGCGCTACGAGAGCGAGGAGAGGGCCGTGGTCGGCGAGGCGTTCGACAACGACCCGGCGTCCCGCCTCTCCACCGTGTCGCGCGGCAGGACCATCACGCGGAGCTACGAGTACACGTCCATGCCCCCGGGTGACGATGAGGCGAGCATGCAGGTGTACGCGGACGAGCGGGCCCGAAGGCTCCTGTCGACCGCCCAGTCGACCGTGCGCAGGGTCTCGCTCACGCACGTCTACGCCCCGGTCACGGTGAACGACTCGGTGCGGCTCAGGTACCCGAGCGGCTCGATAGACGGCCTGTTCGAGGTCCGCGTGCAGAAGATTCGACTCGTCGGCGGGTGCCCCGTCGACGCGGAGTTCAGGAGGTTCGAGAGATGACGCTGTCCCGTCAGGAAGACCGCAGGATGAGGGACATCGGGCGCGGGCTGGTGGAGTCCGCGTCCGGCTCCGCCCCGGCCTACGCCGCGCCCCCCGCGCGCATCGTCGCGACGGTCACGAGGGACAACGGGGACGGCACGCTCGACCTCGACATGGGGTCCAAGGGCCACCCCCGGCCCCTTGCGGGAATCCGCATGTCGACGGGATGCCGTGGCGTCAAGGTGGGGGACCGCGTGACGGTGGAGTTCGTCGACCACGTCCCGCGCGTCACCGGCGTCGTGAGCCACGACAACAAGGCGTACGCCGACGACGAGCAGGTCCAGCAGTTCGTCGCGGACATAACCGCCAAGACGGCGGAGATCGAGCATCTCGTCGCCGGCAAGGTCGATGCCGACGAACTCGACGCGAAGTATGCGACCGTCGACAGCCTCAAGGCTACCGACGCCGAGGTCAAGCGGCTCGACGCCGAGAAGCTGAGCGCCGACGAGGCGGACCTCAAGTACGCGACCGTCGGGAAGCTGGAGGCGGCCGAGGCCGACATCGAGCGGCTCGACGCCGAGAAGGCCTCGATTAGGGACCTTGACGCGAAGTACGCCAACATCGACTTCGCCAACATCGGCGAGGCGGCCATCGAGAAGCTGTTCAGCGAGTCCGGAATCATCAAGGACCTCGTGGTGGAGGGCGGCCACGTCACCGGCGAGCTGGTCGGCGTGACCATCAAGGGCTCCCTCATCGAGGGCGGCACCATCGTGGCCGACAAGCTCGTCGTGAAGGGTGAGGACGGCTTGTACTACAAGCTGAACGCCGACGCCGAGAAGGTGAGCGCCCAGCAGACTGACTACAACTCCCTGAACGGCAGGATCATCACCGCCAAGTCCATCACGGCCGAGAAGGTCAACGTCTCCGACCTTGTCGCGTTCGGTGCGACCATCGGCGGGTTCCGCATCGGCGCGCACTCGCTCCACTCCGGGGCGAAGGATTCCGTCGACAGCGGCACCCGCGGCACGTACATGAACGACGACGGCGAGATATCCTTCGGCGACGCGAGCAACTACCTCAAGTTCTTCAAGGGCCCGGACGGCGAGTACGTGCTCGACATATCCGCAAGGAACGTCAGGCTGAGCGGGACCAACATCTCCATCGAGACCATGGTGGAGGACGTGCAGTCCGACGTGGACAGCCTTAGGGACGAGGCCGTGTCCTCCACTGAGGAGCAGTTCTACGCCTCCACGAGCCCCACATCGCTCGCAGGCGGGTCGTGGTCCGCGTCCCAGCCCGCATGGAGGCAGGGACTGTACATATGGCGACGGACCCTCGTCACCTACGGGTCCGGCAAGACTGAGTACACCCCGAGCGTCGACGGCGTGTGCATCACGGGCAACACGGGCGCGACGGGCCCGCAGGGGCCGAAGGGCGAGCAGGGGCCGAAGGGCGAGCGCGGCGAGCAGGGCCTGCGCGGGCTGCAGGGCGAGAAGGGCGAGCAGGGCATACAGGGCGCGGCGGGGAAGGACGGCGCGCCGAGCTACACGCACATCGCCTACGCCAACAGCGCGGACGGCACGCAGGGGTTCTCGGTGAGCGACAGCAACCGGAGCCATATGGGCATGTACGTCGACGCCAGCCCGACCGACAGCACCGACCCGAAGAGGTACGCCTGGAGCAAGATCAAGGGAGCGGACGGCGCCCAGGGCACCCCCGGCAAGGCCGGTGCCGACGGACGGACCCCGTACCTGCACATCGCCTACGCCAACAGCGCCGACGGCGCGTCCGGCTTCTCCACCACGGACAGCGCCGGGAAGTCCTACATCGGGCAGTACACCGACTACGCATCCGCCGACAGCACGACTCCGTCCAGGTACTCGTGGACCAAGATCAAGGGCGAGACGGGGGCGACCGGTCCCAAGGGCAGCACCGGGGCGCAGGGGCCGGCGGGCCCGCAGGGTCCGCAGGGCGTCAAGGGCAGCACGGGGGCAACCGGCCCCCAGGGGCCGCAGGGCCCGGCTGGCTCGGCGGGCGTCGGCGTCAAGGCGGTCACGAACTACTACCTCGCCACGACCGCGTCGAGCGGGGTCACGGCCTCCACGAGCGGCTGGACCACGACGGTCCAGGGCATAACCGCGTCCAAGCGCTACCTGTGGAACTACGAGGTCATCACGTACACGAACGGCACGACGGCGAAGACCTCGCCGGCGGTCATCGGCGTGTGGGGCAACACCGGGGCGACGGGGGCAACCGGCCCCCAGGGGCCGCAGGGTCCCCAAGGGGCCACCGGGGCCACCGGTCCGAAGGGCCCGACGGGGAGCACGGGTGCGACCGGGAACGGCATCAAGTCCATCACCGAGTACTACCTCGCCAGCTCCGCCGCGAGCGGTGTAACGACCGCGACCTCCGGGTGGACCACGGCGATGCAGGCCACCACCACGGCGAAGAGGTACCTCTGGAACTACTCGAAGATCGCCTACACCAACGGCACCACCGCGAACTCGTCCGTCCGCATCATCGGCACGCACGGCGCGACCGGGGCCACGGGGGCCACCGGTCCCAAGGGGCCCACCGGCGCGACGGGCCCGCAGGGACCGAAGGGGCCGCAAGGCGCGACGGGAGCCACGGGCCCTCAGGGGCCCGCCGGCCCCAAGGGGCCGACGGGGGCCGCGGGCGCCAACGGCAAGATGCTGTACGGCACCTGCACGACCGCCGCCGGGACCGCCGCGAAGGCTGCATCCGTGAGCGGGTTCTCGCTGTACTCCGGCGTTACGGTGGCGGTGAGGTTCACGTACGCCAACACCGCCGCTTCGCCCACGCTGAACGTGAACGGCACCGGCGCGAAGGCCGTGTACACGAACGGCGTGCGCTACGCCTACTGGGGCGCCGGCGCGACCGTCGTGCTGACCTACGACGGGACGAACTGGCAGGTCGCGTCGTCGCCCGTGTACGCGAACACGGCGACCATCGGCAACCCGGCTGGACAGAACGTGTACATCGACAACGACTCGGTGGACATCCGCTCTGGTTCTTCGACAATCGCTTCATTTTCAAAAATGGCAATAGGTCTTTTCGGAGGTAGGTTCTCTAGATATGACGACGGAGTCGCTGTTTATGGCGCCGGCAGTTCCCGTCTGCTAATGCCAAGCCCCGGTGCAGTGTTGTCGGGTAAACAAGTGCGGATCATTTCAGATTCCGCAGGCGTCTACATCCAATCAGAAGACGACATTAGACTCACCTGGGGCCCCGGCGGCCTGCGCGGCAGCGTCATGAAGCTGCTGTGGTCGGGGACCCTGAGCAAGGGCGGGACCGTCACGGTGCCCGATGTCGGGAAATACAACGTCTTCGCGGTCACGGAGAGGTACGGCGGCAAGGACCAGTGCAGGATGCTCGGCGTCAGCCACAACCCGAGCGGAGGCGTGAGGGTCCTGACCTGCTCTACGCAGAACGACGACGGCAGGGACTCGTACATCCACAAGGCTCACTTCGAGATCAGTGGGACGAGCGCTAAGCTCGTCGGAGCGAGCCGTCACCTCGTCAACGACGCAATGACGGGCGTCGTCACCCAGATCAGCGCCATCTTCGGCGTCCTATAAGACCCCGTAGATCCTGTTGACCGGCATCGATGTGATGAAACCGGCTCCTCGTCCCGATCCAACGCCTACGGAGCGGACTGGGTAGTTCCCGCTCGAGGCGATATCGGGTCTGACGCTCAGTTTGGTTTCGGAGCCGGTCCATACAAGCTCAATGCCTACAACGTGGATCACGTTCTTTTGTTCGAAGAACGCCGTGCTCCCACTTATCCAACGTTCTTCGTTACTGTGATTTCCGATTTTCTTCGATGCGAGTATCGAATATGAGCCCATTGACGAGTTGTCGCACACGAACAGAAGCACGTTGTAGCGGTCGAGCTCCGGCACCGTGATGGACCCCGAGGTCCACGTCCCCGACCACAGCAGCTTCATGACGCTGCCGCGCAGGCCGCCGGGTGACCGCGTCCGTATCCTTCGTGCAAGAGGTGATAAGCATGAAGCACTACGTTCAGACCGATGATAGCGGCCGGATCCTCGTGACGGTGGAGGACGAGGCGTACACCGACGAGACCTACTCGGAGTTCGACTTCCCCGAAGACTTCGACTTCTCCCGGCAATCGGACTACTGCATAGTCGACGGCGCGCTCGTACACGAGGTGGCCCCGCCCACGGAGGAGGAGCTTGCGCTGGCCCGCGAGCGGCAGCGCCGGGCGCAGATGGAGGCGGCGGTGTCGCTCTTCGTGCGCTCAGCCGACCTCACCGACGAGCAGGCGGCGAGCGTGTCGGCCCTCCACGAGGACTGGGCTCCGGGGACGCCCTACGTCGACGGCGACCGCCGGCTGTACGAGGGCAGGCTGTACCGGTGCATACAGGACCACGTCTCGAACGAGTCGTGGACACCCATGGCGGCCCCTTCGCTCTGGGCGCCCGTGCTGCCGGGGCAGTCGGGCGACGTCGGCGTGTGGGAGAAGCCGGGTCCGACCAACCCGTACCGGCGAGGCGACAGGGTCACCCACAACGGCAAGACGTGGGTCTCCGACATCGACGGCAACGTCTGGGAGCCGGGCGTGTACGGCTGGAGCGAGGTCTCCTAGCCGCGATGACAACCGAATAGTTTCCACCGAAGCGGTCTCGCAAGAGGCCGCTTTTCTCTTGCCTAAACGACGTCCGCCCGGCCTGTGACGGTCGGCGGATGCTCCAAGCGAACCGGGGGGAGGTGAAGGCATGGAACCCACCAACGACTTTTGGGCCGGGGTGGCAACGTCCGTCGGGCGCAGCTCCGGCGAGTGGGTGGTCGGCGTGGTCGGAATCGTGGCCCTCGCGGTCATCTTCGCCAAGTACGTGCTCCCCGTGTGGAGCGAGTACAAGGACTCGATGGCCGAGACGGAGCGTCGTCGTCTGGACCTCGAGGTCAAGACGCAGGAGGACAACGACGCCCGCGCGCGCGACCGGATAAAGCTCACGGAGCGTCAGCTGGACGTGCAGGCGGGCCAGACCCGCGCCATCGAGGCGCTCACCGAGCAGACCGCGATCCTGAACGGCCAGCTCGACCAGTCGCGGGCCGCGAGCACCCGCATGGGCCAGTCCGTGAGCGAGATGGGCGTCAAGGTCGACCGCATCGACCTCGGCGTGACCGAGCTGAAGGACATGGTGTCGCGCATCGGCGGCACCGAGTGACCAAGGAGAACCGAATGAACAAGCAATACGCGCTCCCCGCGGGAGCGTACGCCGTCCTCAAGTGGGCCGGCCTCATCGCGTGCCCCGCCATCGCCACCTTCGTCGGCGTCGTCGGCCCGCTCTGGGGCCTACCGCACGTGGACGCGATCGTCACCACCGTCAACGCCGCAGGCGTGCTCATCGGCGCGCTCATCGGCTATTCCGCAGCGACCGCCAAGGAGGCATAGGCAATGGCAGGGCTTACCGAAGAGATGAAGAAGGAGATCGAGTCCCAGGACTCGCACGACGTGCCCGACGTGGCGGAGGTGGAGGTGGTCGAGTATGGCGACCGCTAACGACGTCCTCCGCATCGCATCCGGCGAGGTCGGGTACTCCCGCTGGACCGACCCCGAAGAGGGCACCAAGTACGGGCGCTGGTACGCCGATTTGACGAAGAACCCGTGGTACGGCATGAACGGCCGACCGTACTGCGCCATGTTCGTGAGCTGGGTGCTCGCCCAGGCGGGCCAGTCTTGCGCGGGCTTCCCGACCGCCGGCTGCGGCTCGGCCCTCACCGGCGCCACCAAGGCGGGCATCGTCCTCGCCGACAAGAGGGACGCGCGCCCCGGCGACATCGCCATCTTCGATTGGCCGGAAGTCGCAGGCGGGCACGACCACACGGGCTTCGTGGAGCTGAACAAGGGTTCCTACATCCAGACCGTCGAGGGCAACACGTCCTCCGGCTCCTCCGGCTCCCAGGGCAACGGCGGCGGGGTCTACCGCCGAACCCGCTCCTGGTCCGTCGTGCAGGCCATCATCCGGCCCGCTTACGACGGCACGCCCGCTCCCGCCCCGTCCGCCCGCCAGATCGGGGTGGACGGCATCTGGGGCGAGGCCACCACGAAGCGCATCCAGGAGGTCCTGAATTGCCCCTACAAGGACGGCGTGATCAGCCGCCAGAACCCGCAGCACAAGGGCCGTCTGGCCGGATGCGGCACGGGCTGGGAGTTCGTCGCTCCCGCGGGCGAGGCCCCCGGCTCTCCGACCATCTCGGCGATCCAGAAGGCGTGCGGCGCGACGGCTGACGGCCTCATCGGGCCGGACACCATCAACGCCATCATCCGCCACTTCCAGCCCGTCTCCGGCGCGACGCTCTTTGACGGTCGGCTCGACTGCCCCTCCATCACCATCAAGGCGATGCAGACGCGGCTCAACAAGGGCCAGTTCTGATGGACGCGGGGCTTCTCCTCGTCCTCGCGCTCGCGCTGCTCGTGCTCGCGAGCCTGCTGGTCCCGCGACCGTGACGCGACCCCTCTCCGCTTCGGCGGGGAGGGGCTTTTCTGTGTCCCAAGCGTGTCCCTAATGCGCGTTCTTCTGAGTTCTGCAAGGCTCATAGAATGCATAACCCCAGCTACAGGACCTAAGATGGTCCTCAAATTCCTATCTCTCAGAAGATGGAGATCTAGTCATATCAGCATTTCCGCTGGTAGAACGCGTGCATAAAGCTCGCGTGTCCCTATTTGTCCCTAAGCTTTTCCAAACGGGTCGCTAAAGCCTCCCAGTCGTATGCTCGCGCCATCTCTTCGGCGATGATTTTCGCATCGGCTTTGAGGTAATAGCGACCCGTCGTGGTTCCGTCCGAGTGGCCCATCATTTTTTCCAAGATTCTGTCGTTGATTCCTCTTGACGAAATCCACGTGCGCCAAGAGCGGCGCAGCGCCCTGAATTGACGCTCCTCAAGCCCGGTCATTTTCAGGCGCTTCCTGAAGTCGTTCCGGGCGGTCTTCTGGCTTATCGGCTCGCAGGTGCCCCTGTCGCTCAGCCATGTCAGCCCCTTCGCCTCAAGTTCCGCCTTAAGCTCAAGAAGACGGTAGCTCCACGGTGGGGGCAGAACGACGGTTCGCGGACTCCACTTGTTCTTTAGGTCGTTTTCTGACGATATCTTGCCCTCCTGCGTGACCTGACGTGGTATGTCGGAGCAGGCGAACACGACGCCCCCGACGTCTATCGGGTAGACCTCCGACAGCATCGGCGCGAGCGCCTCGCCGGTGCGGCACCCTCCGATCGCGGACAGCAGCACGGCGGCCTCGCAGGCCCCTCCCTTCACGGCCGGGAGCATCTTGGCGTGGATCTCCTCGATGCTCCACACCCCGCCATCGTCGTGCTTTTCGGATTTTGTCGGCATGCGGTAGCCGTATGACGCGACGTTCTTCGTGACGCAATCGTTTATGAGGCACTTGTTTAGGATTTGCGACAGCTGTGACAGCGCGCGCTTGGCCGTCTGCTCGGTAAGCCCGTCGAGCCATTCCTGCACGTCTCCATAACGCACGCCGCTTGCCGGGACATCAGCCCAACGCGGAGAGACATGAACCTTCCATGTGGAGATGACCTGTCTGTAGGAACTCGTCTTGATGCTCTCGCGGCTACCGCGCTTGCTTGGGCGTGGGTCGGCGAGGTAGCTCCGGTGCATCGCGTCGTACTCCGGTAGGAGCCACGATTCCCACGCCTCAGCGATAGTCGGCACATGCACGTCATCGCCGTGCTGGAGGCGCAGTTCCGCTAGCTTGCGGTCACCGTCGCGCTTGCTGCCCTGTATGGTCATGGTATGGCGCATGTAGCCACGCCCGTCCTTAGTGTCGGCCCAGTAGCGCAGGGTGCGGTACCCCTTGCGGCGGGCCGGCTTGTTGCTGCCCCATGAGGCGCGCGTTTTCCGTGGCATAATGAACTCACCCCTTACGAGACGGAGGACGAATGGCAAGGGACGATATGCACGTCGTGATGTACACGATCCTGAAATATCTCTACGACTGCCTGAAGGGCGGGAAGACGCCCGACCCCACGAAGTTCTCCGCGAATGCGCTGCAAATCAACGAGAAGTACTGGACGGCCGTTGTCGCTGACCTGGTGAACCGCAAGTACATCCGTGGCGTGACGGTGTTCCACAACCCTGACGGCGATACCGTCCAGGTCGTCAAGCCCTGCGTGACCACCGAGGGGGTCGAGTTCATGATGGAGAACTCGCTCATGAAGCGTGCGCTCGATTACATCAAGGAGGCTAAGAGCGCCATCCCGTTCGTCTAATGGCATAATGTAGCCACCACCTTTCGGGGTGCGTTTGGTCCCCTCCACCCCGTCATGCTTTGGTCGGCGGCAGGGTGGAGGGGCTTTCTCTATAATTGGGAGTAGCGGAAAGGAGCCGTCATGAAGTCCGATTCAGCCATCACCTTCTTCATCCTGTTCCCCTTCGTCTGGTTCTTCGTCTCGGCCGTTTCTACCTCGCTCGGGTTCCCGGTGTTCCCGTTCGCTTGATTTGGGGGGGCGGGGCTTGCTTGTTTACATCGCTACATAACTTCCCTTGCGTACTCAAGGAAAAAGTCCTCTGAAATGATTTCTAGGGGTATGCCGTCGAGCTGGTATCCCTCTGCTTTCTTGAGTTTGGCGGATTTATCTCCTCTTAGATTTGATATGAAATCGAACGAGCCAACTACAAGGTAATCGAGCTTCTTTGTAACTCCTTGTAGAGGGATTGCCCCAAGGTCAATGGCACATTGAGCCGCCTTACGCCGCTCCATTGTTGAGAGTTTTCCGGTAAAGCAAATTGTCTGACCGTAAAACGGATTCGACTCGTCTATCTCATCGACACTTGGAGCCATGTCCTTGTAATTGATTGCGCAATGAGTCCCACTCGACCGCTTCTTTGAATAACCATTCTCGGGGTCAACGCCGTACATCTCGATGAGCATGGGTTTCATTGCCTCATAGCAGAACGCGGCAGCTGCGGAATCGGAAACAGCTCTATGGGACGGCTCCGGCGCTTTTGATCCGCTGTCCCTCGCGCATCGCTCTGTCAGCAGGCCGAGTTTCTTAGAAGGCATGTCTTTGTAAACATGGCGCGCAATTCTGAGCGTATCAATAAGCACGTTATTCGGAGCATCAAAACCAGTGTCTTTGAACGCCTTGTTGATGAAATCAGAATCAAAGCACACGTTATGGCCAACAATCGGCAAAACCCCAATGAAGTCCCTTAGCTCTGCAATCACAATATGGCAATCGGGCGCATCCTCAAGTTCCTTATTCGTGATTCCGGTGAGGTCTTCAATGAATTGGGAGATTGGGAGTTCTCTTGGCTTAACTAGCGAGCCGTAACGTGCGACCTCTTTTCCGTCGATATATTTAACGGCGCCAACCTCGATAATGTCACACCATTTGGTATCAAGGCCGGTTGTCTCGGTATCGAGTGCAACGTAATCGCTTACAACGCTTAGCCTTGTCCTCGTCCGCCCCATGTCATGCCCTCCAATTATCCGGTGCAGTGTAGCTCACTGCCTTGCCAACGATGCGCACCTCCGGTGCATCCGGGTCGCTCGCGTCGATGATGCGGTCGCGGTACTCAGGGTCGTATGACTCGGGGTGGAGGCGCACCGTCTCGCTCTCGAAGTACACGCGCTTGAGCGTGGCGTCATCGCCGTTGACGAACACTACCGCCACATCGCCGTTGCGGACCTCCGCATCGGGGTCGATGAGGACGAGGGAGCCGTCTGAAAACAGCCTGTTCATGGAGTTTCCCGATACGGTGAGCCAGAAGGCCCGCTCATGCTCAAGATACAGCCGTTCAGGCGTCTCGTGCATCACGTCGGACTGCGTAAGCGCTTCACGCGGGGTGCCAGCTGCGATTCTTCCGAAGACGGGCATGGGGTAAGACTTGCATGATTTAGCCCTGATTATCTGCGCCGTGCCAAGACCGAGAAGCTCGGTAACGGTGCAACCGAGGACCTTACTCATTTCTACAAGGATGCTCGACTTTATGTCGCGATCGCCTGATTCGTAGTAATAAACGCTTTGCTGCGTAATGCCGAGCGCTTCGGCGAGCTGCTTCTGGGTAATGCCCGCGCGTTCGCGCATTTCCTTAACTTTTGTCTGCATGTTTCCTCCTAACAGACTGTATTTAGATTGTCTAACAAATATCTGTTGCCTACAAACAGAAAAAGTGTTATAGTAATTCTCGAAAAACAGAGAGTCGTTATAGCGATTGGAGGTAACTATGACCAAGAACATCAAAAGCGAGAGAGTTCGAATTGGGATATCGCAAGATGCGCTCGCTGAAAAGCTCGGTGTGCATGTCAACTCTGTGCGCAAATGGGAGAACGACGAAACGCAGCCCGGCTCTATGAGCCTGATTGCAATGAGCAAGATATTTAACTGCTCTCCAGATTATCTGCTCGGTCTTACCGATGAGCGAACCGTCACCGCCATCCGTTAAGACGGCATTTAAACGCAGCTACTAAAGGAGAACCACATGTCCTGCAAAGCGACCATCACCTTGGAGTCAGATAGCCCGCGCGAGGCCGCCGAGCTTCTGCGCCGCGTGCTCGGGCGCTCACCCGTGACCGTGACGCAGAATTTCGGCAGCCATTGCGGCGAACACGTCATCGATGACCGAGACCTAGACGAGAACCTAGTCGAGACGCTTGACGATCTCCCCGCATCCGACGGCGATGCCGCATCTGAGCGCGACCAGAAGCGCGCCATCGCAGACGCAGCGGTCGAGGATGCAATCGAGAAAATCCGGCTCGCATAGCCCAAGTCGTCACCGCTATCTAGAGGAGGAACCCATGAACCAGCGCAAAAGGTCCCCCGCGAGACCACTCGACGGGCTGCTTGAAGACCTCGATTTCATGATGTCCTCGGACAGGCCGTCCACGCGCGCCCTCAAGTACGCGTTCTTCGCGTGCGTCGCATGGCTCGCGCTGTCGCTCACGGCGATGATCGGCTCGTGCTCGGCGTGATTGGCGCACCGTCCGTTAAACGCAACGACCGCTAAGGAGTGGAGGTGATTCGTTTTGAGCGATGCATGGTTTGGCAGCTGGGAGTTCTGGGTGCTTATGGCCTCGTTCTTCGGGCTCTCGTTGCAGCTGCGACTACTCACTGAGCGCGTCAAAGATGTTCAGCGCAAGCTTGGCAAGAAATGACAGCGGAGGCGGCAGTAGGGACACGGCGAAGTCGACGGCTGTAAGAAGCACGGCATAGGCAACCTTGCGTGACTTGCTGTCTCGCTTCGGCTCCACTACGACCCTCAACGGTCTCCTATGTCCACCAGTTTTATCCATGCCGCGAGATTAAGCGGCGCGTCACCAAGTCAGAGAAGGAGAAAGAAATGACCCCGTCCGAAGATAAGCAGCACGAGCTCCTGATTAAGCTCGCCGAGGAGCGACTGATGACCGCCCTCTCGCATTTCAGCGAGCGGGTTTCAGATGGCTCTGCCACCCCCGAGGAGATCGTATTCATGTCGAAGGTGGCGGAGCTTCTGGATCAGGGACGTCTGCGCGATTTGAAGTCCGTCGCGCAAAAGGCGGCAGCCACGCAGAGCGAGCTTATTGCTCTGCTGTGACCCAGTCGTGGAAATGATACAGGCGCCCGGGCCCCACGGCACCGACCCGAGCGCCCCGCCCGGACGCGGCTGAACCCTCGCAGCAATCGCAGCCGCGCCCGAGCGGGGAAGCTCGCAAGTTCTTTGACAACCGCATCCTCCCGACCCCTTGCAAGGACCAGAGCGCACCACGCCATGACGATCCTCGACTGGGCGAGTGGGAGGGGTGGGCCACCGGCCGTACAAGCGGTGGCGGAAGAAACGCGTGCGTAGTTCAGCTGGCAGAACGTCTCCCTCCCAAGGAGAAGGTCGCGGGTTCGAGCCCCGTCGCACGCTCCACGACAGACTGAAAGGAGGAGCCATGGCGAGAGAGCGCCTGAGGGCCGCGAGGCTCGCGAGCGGTATGACGCAGCAGCAGGTCGCCGACAGGCTCGGAATCAGCTGGCGGAACTATCAGCGGATAGAGAACGGGAAAATTCTCGGAAAGATATCCGTGTGGGACGCGCTGGAGGACATGTTCGGCGTGCACCAGAGAGAGCTTAGGGAGGTGGGGCAGTGAGGAACGGGCGCTTCCCGTGGTGGATCTACCCGCTCTGCTGGGCGCTGGGAATGCTCGTTTGTGCGCTCATCGGGCGAATAGCTGGCTGAGCAGGGAGAGCAGCGTGTCCATAGCGTTTGCGGCGACGTGCGTTGAGGCCTCGGTGGCCATGCCGAACGCGAACGAAAGGACCGCTCCGGCGAGCTGCACGAGGTAGTCGTGCCTGCTTCTGCGCCTCTCGTCGAAACGCTGAGCCTCGAGGGAAGCCCGGTAATCGTCTATGAACGAAATCCCCGACGGCGTGACCTCGTCGGGTCGGCCCGTGAGGTAGGAATGCCTGCGGACGAGCCCCTTGGATTCAAGGGAATCGAGGATATCGGAGCGTTCAGAATCGTCGATCTCGTAGGTCTTGGCGAGCCCGGCCTTATTGCCCGACAGCTCGGTCAGAACCTGGAACTCGACGCTGCTCAGGTCGATGCCGTTGGCCTCGTGCATCTACTCCACCTCGTCCGTGAGGCCGAGGAGGTAGTCGGAGGAGACGTCAAGCACGATGCAAATGCTCACGAGGTCGTACAGGGTCGGTTCCGTCGTTCCGCTCTCATATCTCTGATACGTGCGAAGGGAGACCCCGAGCGCATCTGCCAGCTCTTGCTGAGTCGCATCGGAGCCCGAACGGCACGACCTGAGCCGCATGCCGAAGCCGGGGAGTTTGTCGCTTCTCTTTTCCATACGTCAAATGTTGACATATGGCTAGAAGTGTGAGAATGTCAACAACTGACATACGACAACAAATGACGTAAAGGGGTGATCTTCATGGTTTACGAGCGGCTCAAGCAATACCTTGACAAGCATTCCGTAAACAAAGCGGCTCTTGCGCGTGATGTCGGCATGAGTAAGCAGCTCATGAACAGCAAGCTCAACGGGTCGTGTCGCATCAGCGTCGAGGAATACATGGCGATATGCCGGAGCCTCGGCGTGCCGTTGGAAACATTTGCGGAGGAGGAGATGTGCTGACCAAGATCGAAAGGCGGGACGTTCCCGGATACACGAACCGGGGGCCGAGCGAGCTCCGGGCGTTCGCGTCCGACCAGCTGGACAAGTTCATGTGCATGGCGAACGTCGGGGACGTGGCGGAGCTGAGCGGCGAACCGGACACGGGCGATACCGACCCGGTCAAGCACGCCGACAAGGTCATGCAGGCGTTCCGGAGCGAGGCCTTCAGGCTCGACCTGCGAAAGAAGGTGCGCTGCTTCAGGCGCGGCCCGCGCATGTTCCTGGAGCGCACGGAGCCCGTCGCCGTCAAGCCGATAGGGCGCATGCCTCTGTAAACGAAAGCGCCCTCATACGTGCTGCAACACGTACAAGGGCAAATGACCAACCCAAACAGAACAAGAAAGGAGGTCGCACATGATTGTAGCGACTGACACGACAAATCAGCCAGATGCGATCTCCACCTTCATCGCGGAGGTGGAGGGGTCCCTGTCAAAACTCAAGAAATCGCTCGCCGAATCGCCGATGCCGTGCGGGTCGCGGGCGCTCGCCTTCGCCATCGCGGCGGGCCTGCCGCCGAGCATGGCCTACACCGTCTCGGAAACGGCGCGCTACATGGGTCTCGACGAGAAGACGCTGCGCAACGAGAACGAGGCGGGGCGGATGGCCTTCATCCTCCCGGCCGGGCAGTCGCGCGGCAGCCGCATCGCCGTCGACGAGGTGGACCGCTGGATGGACGAGAGGCGGGGGAACCGGAGATGACATGTCTCGCGGCTCGTCGCGCACCGCTCGGCGGGCCGTCCGCCCCGGGCACCCGGGGAGACGGGCGAGACGAAAGCGCCCCCGTACGCGCGGCAACGCGTGCGAGGGCGAATGACCATCCAACCCATGGAAGGTGAGGTGATTATAACCGATATCTATGTGGAGGTTGTGTGAACGGGACAAATAGATGCAACCCGGAAGTTGCATCGCTCGTCAAGTCGGCCCGCAAGACCTACCGGAAGTGGACCGACGAGGAGGAGCGGTTCCTGCGCGAGCATCGCAGGGACGGGGCCGAGATGATCGCAGAGGTCCTAGGGCGTCCCGTCCCGTCCGTGAAGGCGAAGGCGCACGTGCTGCGCGTCTCGCTGTCCTACGTGCCGCACGGCGCGAGGTCCGTCTGCACGCGGTGCGGGCGGCACTTCGTGAACCCGGACACGGCGGCGGGAGGGCACGGCCTGTGCCAAACGTGCTGGGACACCGACAAGGTGACGGCCCAGCGCGAGCGCACGGCCGAGGCGCTCGCCCGAAAGGAGTACGACGCCGAGCGCCAGAAGACGCGCCGGGCGAGGTCCGGTGCGACCGTCGGGGGCGAATCCTGATGGCGCGCCGGAGGATATGCCCGGGGTGCGGCAAGCCCCACGACGCGTCCGGCCCGTGCCCGCGGTGCGGGTCGCGCAGCGCCTCCGGGAGGACGAGGAGGACGCCCGAGCAGGAGCGCGGACGCAAGTCCGCGAACCCGTGGCGCTCCGGATACTCCACCGCCGCGTACCAGTCGGCGAGGCAGGCCGTCATGGCCCGTCAGGACGGCAGATGCGCGGTGACGGGGGAGCGGGTCGCCGACCTGAAGGGCGGAAGGTGGGTGATGCGGCCCGGCAAGGGCGGCGTCCACCACATCGTGCCGCTCTCGCAGGGGGGAGACCCTTCGGACCCGTCGAACCTCGTGCTGCTGTCGACCTCCGCGCACAACCTTATCGACGCCGAAAACAGAAGGAAGAGGAGAGGGACCGTATGACATACATCGATTCATGGCTCGACGCGCATCCCCGCGCGGCGGGCTTCTTGAGCATCGCCGCATGCATGGCCTGCGTGCTGGTGGTGGCGTACGTCGAGGGGGCGTAGGCCGCATGGAGCGCGTGACGTTCGAGGTCGGCGAGGTGATGGGCGCGCCGCGCCCGCGCCACATGCGCAACGGCCACACGTACATGCCCCGCGAGTACATGGCCTACAAGCGCCGCGTCGCCGGGGCGTACCTGGCCGCCGGGGGCTCCGACATGGGCTCCGCGCCCATCGCCGTGTCCATCGACGTGATGCGCGAGCTTCCGGTCAGCAGGCCCAAGCGCGTGAGCGCGGAGCCGGACACGTTGTACCCCGACGCCGACAACATCGCCAAGGGCGTCATGGACGCCCTCAACGGGGTCGCGTACGCGGACGACAGGCAGGTCGTGAGCCTGACCGTCCGCAAGCACGACCGCACGAGGAACCCGACCCGGATGCGGGTCGCCGTATCCGAGATAGGAGAAGGAGAATGAACGAGATCGTCAAGTTCACGGACGATTCCGGGCTGGCCGTCCAGGTCACGCCCGACGACGTGCGCCGCTACATCTGCGATGGCGCGACCGAGAAGGAGGTGGGGCTGTTCCTGCAGCTGTGCCAGACGCAGCGCCTGAACCCCTTCGTCAAGGAAGCGTACCTCGTGAAGTACGGCAGCTCGCCCGCGTCGATGATTACCAGCTACCAGGTGTTCAACCGCCGCGCGTGCAAGGACGCCAACTACGACGGCATCAAAAGCGGCGTCGTGGTGCTGTCCAACGGCTCGGTCGAGCGCCGACGCGGCAGCGCCGTGTACAAGCAGCTGGGAGACGAGCTGCTGGGCGGATGGGCCGAGGTCCGCTTCAAGGACGGCCGCGAGCCCGCCTACGCCGAGCTGGCGCTGGCCGACTACAGCACCGGCAAGAGCAACTGGGCCAAGATGCCCGGCGTGATGATCGAGAAGTGCGCCAAGGCCGCCGCGTGGCGGCTGGCGTTCCCCGACACGTTCCAGGGCATGTACACCGCCGAGGAGATGGACCAGGCGCAGCCGCAGCCCGAGGCCCCGCGCCCGGTCGACCTGCAGCCGGTCAGAGACCTGTTCAAGCCGTTCTGCGAGGCCAAGGGCATGACGCCCGCCGAGGGCATGGCGGCGGTGTGCGGGGCGGTCGGAGCCGCCGACATGCACTCCATGACCGAGGTCCAGGCGCGCCGCGCGCGGAGCTGGATGGAGGAGGAGATGGCGGCCCCCGTCGAGGCCGTCGAGGCCTTCGAGGTCGTGGACGAGGGCGAGGTGTTCTAGATGGAGCCGGACAAGGACGCGCTCGCGGTCCTGTCGAGGGCGGGGCTCCAGCGCGAGGACGGCGGAAGCTTCGCCGAGTGGCTTACCGGGATGGCGGACCGCGCGGCCAAGCAGGTCGAGCAGACCCCGGTCATCGCGAAGATACGCAACATGGAGGACTACAAGTACTGCAAGGCGGCGCTCGCGGTCTACCGCAAGGTCGAGAAGGAGGCCGAGGAGGGCCGCAAGGCCATCACCTCCCAGCTCGACGCAGCCAAGAAGGCCGTCATGTCCTTCACGGCGGACAGCATCTCCCCGGTGAAGGACGGCATCGGGTCCATGTCCAGGCTCCAGAAGGAGTACGAGGACAAGGGCCGCGCCGAGAAGCGCGCCCGCCTCGAGGCGTGGTGGGAGCAGAGCTACCCGCTGCTCGCGCTCTGCACGGGCGAGGCCGAGGAGCCGCTGGTCCCGTTCCCCCGCATCTTCGACGAGGACTGGGTGAAGCGCGTCGGCGAGCTCGGCAGCGACGAGAAGCCGCGCGAGGCCATGGCGGCGCTCGCGGACGGCATCGCCGCCGCCCAGAGCGAGATCGAGGCGGCGGGGCTCGACCCGGACGTGCGCTCGCTCGCGCTGTCCCGCCTGTTCGACACGCTCGACCCGTGCGGGAACATCGCGTGGGCCACCGAGCAGGCGCGCCGGCAGCGCGACCTGGAGCGCGTCCAGGCGGCGGTCGTGCCCGAGGCGGCATCCGTGGAGCCGGAGCCGGAGAAGGCCCCGCGGGCGGCGTCTCCGCGCTGCGCGGCGGAGCGCTTCATCGTGCCGCTCGACATGCCGTGCGAGCCGCCGTGCGAGCGCGTGCTCTGCGTGTGGGCCGACGGCGACGACGAGCTCGGCAGGGCGATGGAGGCAATGAAGGGCGCCGGGCTGCACGGCGCCATCGGAAAGGTGATGTAGGTATGAGCATCAACAGAGTGAACATCAGCGGCAACCTCACCCGCGACCCGGACATGCGCTGCACGGCGTCAGGGATGCAGGTGCTGAGCTTCGGCGTGGCGGTGAACGACCGCGCGAAGAACCCGGCGACGGGGGAGTGGGAGGACCGTCCGAACTTCGTCGACTGCACGATGTTCGGGGCGCGCGCCGAGGCGGTCAGCCGCTTCCTCTCGAAGGGCAGCAAGGTCGCCATCGAGGGCAAGCTGCGCTGGTCCCAGTGGGAGCGAGACGGCCAGAAGCGTAGCAAGCTCGAGGTGATCGTGGACGAGATCGAGTTCCTGTCGCGCGGGCAGCAGTCGGAGCCCGCCCCGCACGCACCGGCACCGGTACCCGACGTGTACGGCTACGACATACCGTTCTAGTAAGGAGGCCTCGCGGTGGACAACTTCAACTTCAACCGCGACTTTTTCGACGGCTGCGCCGCCCTCGGGGACAAGGACGGCGCGGCCCTGGCCTGGGCGCTCATACGCTACGGCTACACCGGCGAGGAGCCGGAAGGGCTGAAGCCCGCCCTCACGGCGGCTTTCAACTTCGCGAGGGGCCGCGTCGACGCGATGCGCCATGGGGCGAAGGGGGGTGCCAAGCGGAACCGGGCCAAGCCGCAACGCAAGGCGGATACCCCTAGCCTAGACCCTAGGCTACCCCCTTCGGACAACCCTAGCCTAGACCCTAGCCTACAGAAGGAGAAGGAGAAGGAGAAGGAGAAAGAAATAGCTAGCGCTATTTCTAGCGCGCCCGAGTTCGCAGAAGCCTACCCCTGCGTCCCGGAGCCGCCGACCCCCGAGGAGGTCCGGGGCTACTTCGCCGCCAACTGCCTACGGGGCGACCCGTCCGAGTTCTTCGACCACTTCGAGGCCCAGGGGTGGGTGCGCAGCAACGGCCAACCCATCGCGGACTGGCGGGGGCAGGCCCGCGGGTTGAGCGCCCCCGAGCACGCCTCTTGCCTCGCCCCTCCCCCCCTACGCCGCGACCC